CCAAATCCACCCGCCAAATTTCCTGCAGCGTTAGCACCTTGATTATAAATATTCTGTCCTATTCCCAATCCTGCAAGATATTTATCCATCAAATCTTTCAAGAACGCCTGTCTATCCTGAGCAACAATATTACCAGCGCCTTGCTGGATATTGTTTAATGCACCACTGCTTCCCATAAGTCCCATGCGTGATGCTTCTTCAAGTCCCTGACCAGTGTTTAGATCAAGCATTCTCTGAGCATATGGAGATTTTTGGTAAGCGGACGCCCATTGATTAGCAAGTTCCTCTGGATGCATTAACGCTTGGATAGCCTTATTTAGCATTTCATATTGTTCATTACCGTGCTTGGCATAAGGCCCTAAAATGTCTTTGGCTTCATTCCATCCTGCTTGATTAGCTTGTTGTGCTTTCTCATAACCACGTCCAGGATTGATAATTGTATCTAAAATATCCCCGATCGGTCCCCATCCCATAGCTGCTTCCTTCCTTGTTTATGCTTCCCTATACTTGCGGATTAACAATAAACGCCTGATACACTATTATCGCACTAGCTCCAGGATCAGCGCTAAATGTAATTGCAAAACTATTTAATCCTGGCACTACAGTTAAAATCGTAATATTAGGATTTGTCGTACTGATCAAACTTACATTCACAAACCCTGACGATGTTAATCCAACAACATTAACCGTAATTGGTCCAGCCCCTCCGCCACCAATATCTATACCTGCGGAAGTAATGAAGTTATTCATCCAATTCTTGATAGCCGTGAAATTAGCGTTCACTACATCGACAAGATTCGCAAGCCAACGTTTCATATCCGGACCAAATTGCGTTTGCTCGACGTCAGCCGGATCAAGTACTTCTAATGCTATAGATTCGTTCAGTTCTTCAGACATTATTAGTAAGCTCCTCCGCTAATCCTGCGCATATTCATGATCCCACCTAACACCACTATCGGCACCATGCTGACACATACTAACTTGTAGACTCTGTTACGCGACGTTCCTAACTGGTACCAGCGCATACGCCATTGGTAGACACCCATTTGTGAGAATTCTCTAACGTCAGCAGAATTAAAAGATATACCGCCATCATCAGACCAATATAGTTCTACATGCGGATTAAAAAGATAGTTGTAAGTGTTATCTGCTAATGTAGGAAAGTTACCATCCTGTCCCAGTATAAACACTGGCTGACCATCGGAATCGGGTTGTTCTGCAATAATATATTGTACTTCTCCACCTAATAGTTCTTCATGAATTAGAAATTCTGAATTATCAAAAGGAGCAGTTGAATAATTAATATTGCTATCGCCGAATACAAAATCAATCTGAACAAATTCAGTTTCAAATTCTGAGTAATCTTTTTCATAAATAATTGGTGTAGTACGTTCATAACGTATCGGATAAGCAAAATAAGCATTGGGAGCCTGTATATCGGGTTGGTCATTGTTTCTAACTTCGTTAAAGTAATACTGTCCTGATAAACTATAAACAGTATTATCTTCAGTCAAAGTAACAAGATGTTTAAAATTAAAATATATATGGTTTTTTACACGGTTGCGTTCACCATTTAATTCTATGCATCTATGCCACTCACTTGTTTCGAAATTAAATTCAATGGAATTTGCATTTTGTTCTTGATCGAGAATAGTCGTTCCTGTGTAATCTCCGCCAGAAAACCGATAGAAAATAGTGTCTTCGTACTGATAAATAAACCCATTAGAATTACTAGATAGAAAAGGATTATTTGTGCCAAGTCGATTGGTGTAATCTTGCAACATTGTGTCAATTGCTTTGTCACTAAGAGGCTTAGGTTGGCTTCCATCACTCACCATGAATTTCAGTAAACCATCTCGATTCTTAGCAAGGAACACTAACAATCCAAAATTAATATCAAGTGAAGTTGGATTTGCGATACCAAAATTCCAGTCATAAGTAGCGTTTTTCTTCCAAGGGAATGTCACACCAGTACCCGAGAAAACCGCTGGAATATTCGACCAGATACCAGTTGTGTAGTCTGTGAATATATATGCTGTATTATTTAAAACACCCATTTGCCGGATAATGCCACTCTCCAAAGCAAATACTTGTAGAGTTATAAAGTTCGTCCATACTTTACTAGGATCGAAGTTATATCCTGGAGGATTTACAGCGCCATTTCCTTGAAGATTAATTGCAGATAAAACGAATTGGGAGCTATCTCTAACAGAAACCGCGATTCTATTTCCGAAAGCCATAATAAAACCAGGTTTCGTTAATCTTCCATTAACAGTAAAATTTCCAGGCGCTAAAGGATCGGTAACAACTTGTAATGCGTTAGTACCTTCTTGGTAGATATATATTTTCTGCGTATCAACAAAAACCGCATATACGATGTCATTTACTACAAGGAAATCAAAATAAATTTCACCAGCAATAGTTAAAAGACCTGTTAGTACTATTTGATTGTACTGTGCATCAACTTGATAAATAGTATTGCCAACAACGAAGTAAGCATAATCAATCGTTTTAAACTCTGCACGTGGTTCAGAATCAAATGCTAAACGATTAATACCTGCATATTTGATATGTGCACGACCCATTGCTGGATACATTGCAAGTTCTTCTTTGGCACGATTACTTTTTACGCTGTAGAAATTCGCTGTGTCTTCGGGAGACCAGTGCTTGAACCGTTGTCGGTTGTATGGACCGATAATCGGTAATTCACGAATTTCATATTGTCCGGTAGATGCACCCATTAGCTATCTACTCCTATATCCCAGCTCTGACACGCCAGCTACCATTCAAGTAACTTTCATTGTCGCTATCTATCGTTAGGTTCATCTCACTGACAGATTCCATATCATCTTTAGCTTCTTGGTACATGGCTTCAAGTTTTGCATCCCATGCGGAAGATCGCCCCTTGTAGAAAGCTAATTCTCTAGCAAGTGCGAATCGTAGATAACGGTAGTAGTACAAAGGAAACATAGCCATATCATCATTTGCTGTGAGATAAGGAAGCTCAAACTTTCCATAAACAAATAACGTATATACCTGTGAAGGTGCAGGATATAACTGCATGGTTGTTAAATTAGTGTCGTCAGTAAGGATGATAAATCTTGGCAAACCTAGTTGAGGTTCGTATTTGTAACTACCAAAGAAAACATTACGAGATTCATCGATCAATGGATAAGTAACACCGTCTAGCAAAAGCCATGCATTAGAAATATTAGATAATCGACCCTCCGTTACATCTGGTGTTGGCGTATAAGTCGGATCACCAAATGTCACAAACTGTTGTCCTATCTGCACAGGGAAAGATATTTTCTTTGAAATGGTTAACATTAAAGAACTAGAACTGTATGCTTTTAATAGTTCATTAAGAAATTGAATGCCCTTCTGTAGATCATTACCGTGTAATGGAGCAGTTGGACTGTTTGCGCTTACTAGTTGATAAGCATCTTGTACAAAATCCCTAACTGGTTGTGCATATAGTGCCATCTTTTTTCTTCCTTCCTTTGAGAGAAATGACAGCGGCGGAATGTTCTTTTTGCGGTTCTTTTCTTTGTTCTTTGCGTGAAATATCTTTTGCTTCAATCGCTTCAGTTACTTCAGTCGTTTCCGTTGCTTTGGTTATCTCCGCTATTTCCTTAGCAATTTCTTTACTTGCAAACCAAATACCTGAAGTTGTAAGTATCTGAAAATCTTCATAAGTATTAGCAAGCTTTTCTTTACCATCCTTGTCGTAAACAAAAGCCCTAAAGTTATGCTTATCAACCCATCTACCCAAATAGTTAAATTGGCCTTCATGCAGATTAGGTTTTACTTTAAATTCCTTATCTTTCTGCAACCTTCCATTGTGCAATTTCATAACTTGACTATCTCCAAACGAAACATTGACCTTAACTTCACTTCACTTCGCTTCACTTCCGAAAAAAGAGGCGCACGACGGATGTGTTCGTACGCCCCAAATCGGACAACATAGCCTATGACATGACCCTTACGGCAAATTCCGGATTAATTGCAACACCGCCGATAATGTCAATACGATCTAATTGAACATAGTTACGGATGTCTGCACCGAGAGAGTAAGTCATTGCCATTTTGTAAAGATCGCTATATGAAGTGACTGCTTCAACACCACCTTTAAGCTCTTTAATGGGGGGAGCCGCAAACACAATAGCTTGGTTATGGAAGGCAATTGACACGTTGTGGGTCAATGCAAGTAATACCTGCGCACCATTTGGAATGGCTTGAGAGATATTTTGTCTTGCACCACTTGTCACAATGGTTGGACTTACTGGTATTGTTGCATTACCTGAACCGTCAGACGCAACCTGTTCTGTAACAACAAACTGCGCAGTCTGTGCTAATGGTTCATAGGTCAATGGATTAACCATAAAGACTTCTGAAGCCACGGCGATTGTAATAATGTCACCAGCATTGAAGGCGTCAGCTTGACTCGCAACAAGACCTGTTACTTCAATGGTATTTCCACCAGTAATAGGTCCATTGGTTACAGTACCTGCAAGTTTGTAACCCGTTGGAGGTGAGCCACCAGCTTCACCAACACCTGCGACTTGTCTTATCAAGAAGTTGGTTTTGAAGAAGTCAAATCCTGATAAGTGACCTACAAATCCATCTAGCAACGCGCCGCGGTTAACGGTCATATTGAAGACGTTGGAGAGATCATCTGCCAAGGTAGCTGAGATCATTGGAGGATTCGCCCAGTAGCGATTTCCATCTTCAGGAATACCAAGTTCTGTCATATAGGCATCTGTTTGGAAGACAGTTGTTCTATCAATTGCAACGCCTGGGGTTCCCCATGCTTGATAGGTAGCTAATTGGAAATTGTCTTGTGCGATGAACTGCTCAACCATGTTAGCCAACCGTTTAGCACGTGGGTTTAGCATCATGTCTAAATAGGGTTGGTCACGAGCGCGATCGAAAGTTAATTCGAACCCTGAAAACTCGACCATGGTATGGAATTGTGTATCAATGGTTAAAGGTCGGATAACTTGCACACGTGCTTCACTAGTCGCCGTTGCGCCAAATCCGCCCATATAACGTTCTTCCAAACGATAGTTAATTGTTTGGCCAGTTGCGTATTTTAATCCTTTGAAGTCACCTTCTAGGTTTCTGTTCGAAACTTTTGCAAAATTAAGATAATTTATGAAGCGGACGAAGGTTTCGTCAAGAATGTATTGAGTATTATTAAAAGTATTGCCCGAAAAAGACATATCCGTGTCTCCAGCAAAATAAATAAACTAACGTGCATCATGCACACCATTTAATTTAGATTGCTGAAGCGGGCAGCATAGAAATCTATATACGCGCCTTTCTGGCAGACGAAGGGACTACCTATAACCTACGCTTCGTTGATTAAAATATACACCATTTTTGGGATTGTAATCAATAGTTTTATCTTTAATTACTCTTTGATTTTGGTTCTAGGTAATAGTCTTTAAGAAAACTTAATGCTATCATGCGTTTCGAATCTAGCGTGGCCGCGCGAAAAGGTGGAATCTCACCGCCCTGGTTCATCCTTCTTTAATGAGAATATTATTTACTAGAGAGGTAAATAAATAATGATCCGCAATAAAATAATTCTTTTTTCTAAAGAGCAACAATCAGCAAGAAAAAACAATCAGCAACAATATTCAACCTACAAAGGAAATGTACCGTGTCATCTGAAATAAGTTATTTTCAAAACCAACCAAGAGAAAAACTAATAGAAATCATATGGGATTTATCATGGATAATAGGTATACAATATTCTCTATGCGAGAGAAGCAAATATAATTTTAGTAGAGAAGAAAAGAGACTTTTTAATAAATGTGAAAAACGAATAGATGAAATATTTTATGGACAATAACCTATCCAAAAAGGAATAACTGAAATGATAGACGAAAACGGAATTGAAATGACTGAACAAGACATTCTACAAGCAGCAATAGAGTTAATGGGAGAAGTGCTTTGTTTACTATACGAAACAGAGTCTCCACAAGGAAATGCTGCGGGATTCATGGCTGATTCATTAACGAAATATCTTCAAGTAATAATTCGGGGGGATGATGTATTATCAGCTTCAGCAGACTACACAGCTTATGAAGAAGAAGTTTATCGTAAGAGACAAGAAGAAATAAAGAAAAACAAAGAAAAAATGAAACAATAGATGATCGAATAAAAAGGTATGTGTATGGAACAATAAATGCCCAAATTTGGTAGTATTAATTTAGGATAATATTTCTTTCTTTGTTCGCTTTTTCGCGCGATTGGCTCCCATTCACATGGCACCTACATGACACTGGCAGACTCTTCGGGAAGAACGCCAGAGCCGTGTCCACCCCGTTATTCCGGTATAGTCAACGCATGAAGCTCGCGAACGGCTCCGTGCAGCGGCGCTTCCCTCACGGGATAACGGCAGTGGGCATTTTCTTTTTCTTCGAAGCCGCCATGGCTGGCCTCGCCGGAACAACGCTACTCTGGCGGGCACGGTGCTCCACCGCGCATGGCATTGAATCCGCTCGC